AAGTAAAGCAGTTGACTTCAAAGGTCTCTGTACATCAGTTGATGGATTTAAGAGGCATTTATTATTCTCTGGTGTTTTTGCAATAGTTATTGCTGTTTGTTGCAGGTTAAAAGCGCCAAAGTAAATAAATATAAGTATGGGAAAGAAGATTACTCAGCTTAACGCTAATCAATTACCTTACGACGGAAAAGAACTAGTAGCTATTGTTGAAGCAGGTGAAACCCGGGGAGGTACGCTTAGCTCATTTATGAATTACTTGACCGGTGGGGTTTACAACGCGTTAGGGGGTACGCCTGGTGTTCAGCCAATTGCTTCTCCTCTCAAAAATAATCATTTTCGGTTTACACAGACCATAGCTGCTGATTTAAGCGCTACAGGAAAAATGACTATAGGTTTTGCTAATACCAATACTGGGACTCGATCAACAGTTACCGGTGGATCTACAAATAGCGTAACAGGCAACTGCGCTTTTATTGGAGCGGGGAATAGTAACATAGCGAATGCTAACAATGCTTTTATAGGAGGTGGGTTTAGTAATACGGCGTCCGGAGTATGCGCTGTTGTAGGAGGTGGTCATGACAATACTGCTAGTAGTACATGTACAACAGTTGGTGGTGGTAGGTCAAATACTAGTGCCGGTACAACAGCCACGGTAGCTGGGGGAATGCTCAACGTAGCAGACGACGCAAGAGCTTTTGTAGGAGGGGGCGTATGTAATTACTCTACAGCTGCAGATTCTACAGTAGTTGGTGGAGCATGCTTATCTGCTGCAGCTGTTGAAGCGTTTGCAGGAGGTGGTAGATTAAACGCTGCCTGTGGTGTACAATCTACAGTGGTCGGTGGTCTAAGTAATATAGCAACATCTGCTAATGCATTTATTGGTGGTGGTAGTATAAATGCTGTGCATGGATTAAGTGCAGCTGCTGTAGGCGGTCAATTAAACATAGCGAAAGGAATTACTTCTTTTGTAGGAGCAGGTCGTTTGAATAAGACTACAGCAGATTATGGAGTAGTAGTAGGAGGTCTCTGTAACTCAGCAACTGCTTTAAGCGCTACAGTTGTTGGTGGTAAAGGTAATTCTGCTGGAGGTCAAGGTGCTACTGTTGTAGGTGGTTTAGGTAATACAGCTTCACATGATGGTGCTTTTGTAGGAGGTGGGTTTAGTAATATAGCATGTGCTAATAGAGGTGCTGTTGGAGGTGGATTTAGTAACATTGCTGGAGCTAATTGTTCTGTAGTAGTTGGAGGTGAATGTAATGATGTAAATAATTTAGGAAATTGGGGCACTATTGCTGGTGGTTTACGAAATGCAATTCGAGGAGCCGGGGATTGTTCTTTTATAGGCGCAGGATGTGGAAACGAAAGCTCTGGAGATGCAGCTGCTATAGTAGGTGGTGAAAAAAATTGCACGTCTAATCATTGTTCTGTAGTAGCTGGAGGTGAGAGTAATTTAGCTGCTGCAACACGCTCTTTTGTAGGTGCGGGTTTCGGAAATAGAAATAGCGGTTCAAGCTCAGTTATAGGTGGAGGAGATTCAAACTGCATTACTGGTAATCATAGTGTAGTTGCCGGCGGGCTGAGTGGTTTGACCTGCCAGGAGGGGGATACATTAGCGGGAGGTACAAACAATAGAATATGCGGTTGTTATGGTTATAATGTTATTGTCGGAGGTCATAGCAATACATTAATTACAAATGCAAGTGGTTCATTTATTGGTGGAGGTAGAGGTAATGTTTCAAATGGTATAAATTCTTTTATAGGAGGAGGAACACAAAATAGAGTTTGTGCAACTATATGTCAAGCTACTATTGGTGGAGGTGCTCTTAACCAGGTGTGTGCCAATTTTGGTACTATAGGAGGAGGATTTCAAGTACTAGTAAAAGGCGCATGCGCTACAGTGGGTGGAGGACAGAGAACTGAAGCTTGTGGGATGCATAGTACTATAGGAGGAGGGTGCTGTAATGAAATAACGAGCGCTGGTTCTTGCGCGACTATCGCCGGGGGGAATGGTAATTGTGCCACCGGAGCTCAATCTTTCATTGGTGGTGGTTGCGGTAATCTCACCAGTAGCGATCAGGCGACGGCTGCTGGTGGTCAGGATAATACAGCATCTGCTTGTACAGCAACAGTCATAGGAGGATGTGGAAATACTGCTAGTGGTGATTTTTCAACTGTAGCAGCGGGTTGCTCAAACACTACTGGAGGCTCTCATTCCTTTATTGGAGGAGGTTCTAGAAATACATCTCCATGTCAATATAGTACAGTAGGGGGTGGAGATCAAAACTGTGCATGTGGCAACTACGCTCTTATAGGTACAGGTAAAGTGAATAGAATAGTAGCTCATTATGGCTTTATAGGATCAGGTCATAATAATACCTTATCAGCAGCTCATGCACATTCAACCATTCTAGGTACTGGTCTGCAATCAGTATCTGCAAATATGCTACACACGGGATTACTTCAGCTAAGTGGGTTACCTACATCCGATCCCGGGGTTGGTGGCGTTGTTTGGAATTCAAGTGGTACATTAAAAGTATCTACTTGCCCTAGACCGTAGATATTTGCTCTACTACACATACATATAATGTATGGCTAGTACTATTTTTCACATTGAAGGAGGCATAGGTAAAAATGTTGCAGCTACTGCAGTAACAGCTGCTTATAAAAAAACTTACCCCAAGCGTAAAATTATTGTTGTTACAGCTTGGCCAGAAGTTTGGATAAAAAATCCTGATATATTTAGATTCTATCGGATTGGTAATACTCCTTACTTTTACAAAGATATTATTAAAGATAAAGATGTAGAAATATTTCCTCAAGATCCTTATAAGACTACCGAACACATTACTAAGAAAGGACACCTTATTAAAAATTGGTGCAACATGATAGGTATTAAGCATAAGGGTGAGGCTCCTATTTTAAATTTTAATTTAAGAGAAATGGAAGAAGGTAGAGCATACGTTACGCAATTTGCAGATGGTAGACCTACTTTACTCTTTCAGCCATTTGGGGGCCCTGGGCCAGATCACCAGCAACATCCCTACGCATGGTCAAGAGATATACATCCAACAGTAGCTCAAAATTTAGTAAATGCATTACAGCAAAAATATAACATTATTCATATCTGTTATGAATTTCATCCTAAGTTAGATAACTGTCATAGATTTGATAGGATAATTGGAAAAAAAGCTTTATTTGCTATGGTAGCTAATTGTGATAAAAGGTTATTTATTGATTCATCTCTACAGCATGCTGCAGCAGCTTTAAAGCTTAAATCTACTGTTAGTTGGGTAGCTACACAGCCAGAGGTATTTGGGTATAAACTACATGATAATATTAAACCGGTTAAAGAGTATAGAGATGGTACTATAGATTCGTATCTTTATGATTACGACTTTACTGGAACTATATATCAATGCCCATACAACTCTTTAGAAGAGCTCCATGACGCGCAAGCGATGGTAGACTCTATAGGTTAATAGTAAGAGCCGTAAATATCGGTGTCATTTACATCCATATCCATTACATCGTCTTTAGAGCTGTTATCTATGTTATATGGATCTTCAACTGTTGGGTAAGTCTTACCGTCAGATGTAAGCTGGTCAACAAGTGTAGTAGACAATATACCACTAAATGAATTATCGTATATCTGCTCATTAGCTTTCTCACTAGATAAGCCGCTCTCGAAAGAATATTCGTAACGCTTGCCTCTTAATCTATATATGTAGTGACCTAATATAGGATTAAGAGCTGAGACATCTTGATCCATTCTTTCTGTTATTTCATATTTAACAGAGCCTCTTCCATTAGGTCTATCACATCCTAATACTTTTAAGTCTATAACATCACCAGCTTTAGGTTCAATAGATTGACCAACTGAAGCGTAATTAAAATAATCTCCTGCTGCAGATGCAAATGTACTTATATGCACAAAAGCGGTAAATTCATCTCCAGGGTCAAAACCAAATTTACTTAAATTAACAGCGTCATCTGATAACTCAATATACATTTGTACGCTTGATAACGGACCCTTAAACTGAGCATCACCTGTTGATACATTAGCTTCACCAAAGTCTTCACCATACAATAAATCTGCTGCAGATAAATTAAATGTGTTAATATAATAATCAACTGGTATACCAAAATTGTTTATTAGATCGTTAAACGCTTGGTCGAAAACAAGTTGCTCTGCTTGTAAATTAGATGGACTTACGAACTCACCACATGATGGTATCATAGTTGCAGCTAAAACCTTATCAGGTGTGCAATTTAAGCGATTTTCATTACATGGAGGTGATGTTGCCATATTTACATATTTTTATTCTTTAGTATACCACAATGATTACGTTCTTCATCCTCAAACATAGTAACTTCTACTCCGGAATTTCCGAGATTTTTGGTAGCACCAGGAACAAAGTCTACCTGGTATGTATTTAATGTGCTATGTAGAGGCATTCCCATTAACTTTATTTGATGAGCTCCTCCATTTAGTAAATTACGTACATGAGGACATTCGTGGTTATGTTGTTTAGGGACCGTGTTTAAATGTTTTTTAGCTAAACCTACTCTGTTTACATTCTTTCCAGCTCTCATATGTGGATTTAAGAGCTCTTCCCCTTGATAATATTCGAAGAACGTTTTAAAGTTTTCAGTGTATATTCTATCGTATGATGATGAAATAAGATCAATTAAATCTCCTATAGCCTCAGTATTACGAAGAACTTTGAAAGCTAAATTTTCCACACTAAATTCACCCTCTCTAGCCAAACCACGTTTTCTCATTTTGGATATTTTTTCTTTTAATCTTTTAGCTCTTTCATGCAATTGCTGCGCTTCTTCTCCTTTTGCTGTAGCTATTTTTTCCTTTAGTAGATTTATATCAGTTTCTATTGTTTTCGCTTTTTTAAATATATCATTAGTATCAATAGAAGGAGGATCATATGATGGCTTTGTAATCCACTTATCATCCTTTAGCGAATATAATCCAGACGCCACATGCGGTTCATCTTTATCTTGAACATACATTTCAACATCATGACCTCTTAAATTAACGTTATGCCTGAGATTCCATACAAACCGGTCACCATCTAATGCTCTTTTTACTAAGTCCTCGTCTTCATTTATTTCTTTAAAGTCGATTAATACGTGGACATCTAAATCGGAATACTCATTATAATTATAATTACTATTGCTACCTGTAAGTGTTATATCATCTATTTCAACTCCCTGTAAATCTAAATTTTCTACAAAATCACTTGTAATTGACAGAAGTTTTTCTCTAACATCTGGGTCAAATTTGTTATCCTCTGACCAGAATTTTTGATTAAGAGTATTATTGTAGAACCTCACAATTATATTTATTAAAAAAGCCCGAAGAGGTTAACTCAACGGGCTCTTTTATTAGTTAATTTTTGAGCGACTTAATTTTCGAAAGCGTTCTTACCAACAGGCAAAGTACCTACTTTGTTGTTGCCACCTTCCCCTTTGTTGACTTTATGATGTAAGGTTGATCCAGCATCTACACCGTATCCTCCTCCATCTTTCTGCTTAGCCCCACCAGTTGGTTTTAAGTTACCGACTTTGTTTTTACCACCGTGTCCGTAATCAACTGTGTGCTTAAGAGTTGAACCAGCGTCAATTCCATATCCACCTCCATCTTTCATGGCTGCCTCTTCATCCTCTTCTGGATGCTCTTGGTCTTCAAACTCTGTGTCGGTTACTTCTTCAACATCAACATCAATGTCAACTTCTGTGTCTTGTTGTGCAATGGCTGTTTGTAAAATATCACAAAGTGTCTGTGCTAATTCACCAGGAATGGAAACTGTGATTTCTTCAGGAACATCATCGACAACGTCTGTTTCAATTCCTAAAGCTTCAATGTCTGTAATGTCTTCAGCGTCTTCGCCAAAGTTTTCATTAACCATTACCTTGTTATAAAGTTTATCAAATACTGAAGTCTTGCTCATAAAATTATTTAGGCCATCTCGTGCAATTTTCTCGTGTTCTGCTAAAAATTCTTCATCTTCTTCATTTTTATCTTCATGTTCCTCATCAGAAGACTTCTTCTTTTTGCTTTTAGCCATAGATTTTTGTATGGCTTTACCTCTTTTCTTCTCATATGGTGAAAGATCACCATCTTTATTTAGATCAGCTTTTGGATCTATTCCTTCTTCATCTTCTTCAGGCCCTACATTACCAGAATAAGCTACTTGACCGTATGTTGGACCTGTTGGATCAGGTCCATCGCAATCACCAGGATCATTGCCGTCGCCATAAGTATAACCTTTTATATTGTAAATGTTATCTTTTTTATCTTTGTCAGATAATTTTGTAATATCAACTAAAGGTTGTCTAAACCCTCCCTCTTCTTCAGGGCCGCCTTTTGTTAAAGGTGCATCCCCTACTGTACCAGCTGGTACATCTTCATTGACTACTACTTTACTGAAGACATCTTTATATGCTTCACCTAACGATATCCAGTCTTTCTTTTTTGACATGTAATTATTTATGCTCTTTATTAAATATTTCTGTGGCTGCTAAAGATAATATGTTCTATATGGGTAATAGAAACTTACCCAACGTTAACTGGAAGGGTGAATATACTAAAGAACAAGTAAAAGACCTTAAAAAGGCTAGTAGTAATATACTATACTTTGCTGAGAATTTCTTCCATATTGTTAATCTTGACAGAGGTAAAGAAAAGATTCAGTTATATAAACCTCAAAAAAGAGCTTTAAGAAAGATGAGAGATAATCGTTTCTTTTGTCTTCTTGCTTCTAGACAAATAGGTAAGTCTACTATGATGACCATATACATATTATGGCAAGCATGTTTTAATAATGATCAACGTATCTTATTAGTAGCAAACAAAGAGGCTACTGCAATTGAAATCTTTCAAAGAGTGAGAATGGCATACGAAGAGCTGCCTAACTGGTTAAAGCCACCTGTAAAAGAATATGCTAAGACATCTATGACATTAGAGAATGGCAGTAGAATAGGTATTACAACTACTACCGGTACTGCTGCTCGTGGACAATCTGTTAACTGTCTGGTTATTGATGAGATGGCTTTCATTGAGCCTCATTTGGTTGAAGAGTTTTGGAAGTCTGTTTTTCCTATTATTACCTCTTCTAAGAAATCTAAGGTGTTTGTATGTTCAACAGCTAATGGTACTGATAATTTATTTTATAAATTATACCACGGAGCTATAGAAGGTGAAAATGGCTGGGCTCATGATAAGATAAAATGGGACGAGATACCTGGAAGAGATCAAGCTTGGGCTCTTGCTACTAAAACTGCTATTGGTTCAGCTGATGCTTGGTTGCAAGAATTTGAATGTGAATTTATTCACTCAGGTGAATCAACTCTCGATGATGAACTATTTGAAGAGATGATGGGTAAGGTTTCTGACCCAAAAATTATTTTAGACGATGGACATTATAAGTTATGGGAAGAGCCTGATGAAGCTAAGCTTTATGTAGCAGGTGTAGATATATCAGAAGGTGTGGGCGTTGATTCTTCTGTTATTCAAATATTAGATATTACTGATATCAAAGATATTAAACAAGTAGCTGTCTACAGAAACAATAAGATCCCGCCTTTAGAGTTTACTAATAGATTATACAAAATTTTACGTAACTGGGGGTCTCCCTTAGCTCTCATAGAGAGAAACAATTGTGGCGCACAGGTGGTGGATAGGTTAGCAGTAGATTTAGGTTATGAAAAAATAGTCTCATATGGAAATAAAAACGCTCATCGCCGTAATGTAATGAGAGGTATGATAGCACATACTAATACAAAATATAAAGGTGTTCTAAACATGCGATATTTCATGAATGAAGTAAGAGTGGTTAACATTAATGAAGAAGAAACTGTAGCCGAGTTAAGAAATTTTGTAAGATACCCTAATGGTACCTGGAAAGCTCGAGCAGGGTTTCATGATGATAGAGTAATGGCTATGTTATATGGCTTGTTTATATTAGAAAAAGAGATAACGGAGCGATTCTTTGAAATAGTAGAAGTTGATGATATGGGAAAACCTTCTGTAATAGAACCAATGGATTTTGGTGTAGATTATTTTGAAGATCCTACATCAATATATCTAGATAATGATGTAGTAGGATCTAATAACCATGAAATGAATGCTTTAGTATGGGGCATGAACTTAGGTGGTCAAAGTGAACTAGAAACTGAAATGGATGAATTAAGATCATTTGGATATCAACTTGTAGGAGAAAAACCTCCAGAGAACTGGCAAGCTGGAATACCAGGAACTGATAAACAACCATAAATATAATATATGGCTAGAAATACTATGCAGCAAGCTATGCTGAACAAATCAAGAGCAGATAAGTTCTTGTTAGTTTTTGATATACCGCCTATTTTAAAAGATATAAATAAAAATTTTACGCAAGAACAAAACAACTCTACTATCATAAGTGATACTGTACAGTTTTCTATATTTGGTGCTGCAGTACCAGCTGTAACAGTACCAGCTCAAGAAACACGATACGCTGGAAGTACGTTGTATGTATCATCTCATTCTAAAAATCCTTTTCCTCCTGTAACAGTTAGATTTAATATCGATAATGAATATAAAAATTACTGGGCAATATATCAATGGATTAATCTACTTCATAGTCAATATGAAGGAAGATATAATGAGAGAGAGCTTAATAACGAAGAAAGAGAGCCAAGTTTTAAGGATTATCAGACAGATTTAACCATATATGGTAAAGATGAATTTAATAATAACAGAATTAAATTTACGTATACAAAAGCTTTTCCCACTACAATAGAAGCAATCAATTACAATTATCAAACCGCTGATGAAATCACGTCAGGATTTACATTTGTTTATTCCCAACTACATACGGAAGTTATTAATTTTTGAATTAATTTGGTTGGAAAAGGATAAATAATTTTATGGCACAGCGTACTATTACCTCTCCTGGAGTAGAAATTAGAGAATCAGATCTTTCACTTACGGCACCGGCAAATGTAGGAACTAACATATATGTTACTGGTTTCGCTCAACAAGGACCAATTGATGAAGTTTTAAGAATTACAACAACACAAGAGTTAGTTCAAGTATTTGGAACTCCTACTAACTCTTCTGAAAGATATTTCCATTACACTTTACGAGAGCTTTTAAACTCTCCTTCAAACGTATATGCAGGGAGGTTGCCTTATGGTGCTGATACAGGTGATGGGTTTGGATCTAAATACTCAGCTTTAATGTACCCTGTTACTGCTGTTGGAAGTACCGGTATACTAGGATCTCTTAACCAATCAGGTTCTGCTGTATACATACTCGGTAACCCTACTTATAGAGATTTAACTGAATCTGAATATTTATCTGCAGTAGCAGGTGCCGGTTTTACATGGCAGACTGAGAATACTAATGAAATGAAAATGGTAACATCGGATAAAACCAATTCAGTCGAAAACCTAGGCTATGCCGGCCTTGTTATTATTAATAAAGCCCAAACAACTATTAATCAACAGTTTGAAGGTCTTTATGTTGGTATATCTGATAATATAAACACGCAACCAGCTTCCAATTTCAATAGTATATCAAGTATAAGAACTCACAGTAATGCAGCCGGCATCGCTTTTTCTACAGATCTTACAACTATTCCTAACGGTACACTGACATTTGATCTTACTGCTAATTATAAAGACGGTACAAATAATAGTATATCAGAAGTGATAGATAATTTAGTTGATTACGATATAGATAGCAGAGACTTTGACGATTATCTTAGCTTAGGAGTATTTAAATTACGTAAATCAATATACGCTAATGAAGCATTTAAGCTTGATTATACGTTAACAGACGGTATAGTTGGCTCGATTAATTCATTTAGAAAGCAACTTAACCCGAACGGAGGGCCTGATGTTTCATCTTATATAAGTAACAGGGCAAGTGGTTCTAGCAACATAACAGTTTTAGTTAATGATTATCTTTCTAATCGTCTAGCCGGGGGTGAAGCTCTAAATGATGACGGTACCCCGAAAAAGAGGATACGAGTTGCTTCCAGTAACTTAGCAGGAGCTAGTCCTTCAACTTTAGGTGTTTCTATCTCAACAGTTGGTGCTGCTGGAGCATTAGATTTAAAAGTATTAGCTAAATCGTTAAGAGGTCATTCTCCCGGATCCATAGGCACTGAAGATGCAACGCAGTTGAACCCGCTTGGTGCTTTCACTAACCAGACAATAACGGATAAGACACTTGGTAATATACCGAGTAAAATTGAAAGAGCGTTAGATAATATAAAGAATGACGAAGTTTATAATATCGACGTCGTTGTAGAGGCTGGCTTAGGAACGATCTACTCAGTAGCATGTGCCGCATTCGCAGGAGATTATTACGATGAATATGCACAAAATAATAAAACTGTGCAAGCTGTAAATGGACTTAGAACCTCAAGTGACATTTCTGGGACTGCAGCTACTCTTAGAAACGATTATGCCGCAGTGTTTAATAAGTTTGAAAAATTTGTTAAACCACCGTATGAAGGTGGTGATAGAGGTGATTGCATATTTGTTGCTGATCCGATTAGACAGATCTTTGTACAAGGTGAAAATACTAAGATTCTTGATAATAAGAATAATAACTTCCAGACAGATGTTTATTGGCCAGTTAAGCACCAGTTCGAAAATGAAAATACTTCGTACGCAGCAGTATATGGTAACTGGGCATTAGTAAATGATGAATATACTGGTAGAAATGTATGGGTACCATTCTCTGGTTTTGCTGGAGCAGCAATGGCAAGAACAGATGCGCAAGCATTTCCATGGTTTGCACCAGCAGGATTTACAAGAGGTTTAGTTTCAAATGCTCTTGATATATGTGTTAATCCGAATCAAAAACAACGCGATGAGTTTTATAAAGCTAATATTAACCCAGTAGCTCAATTCCCTAATCAGGGATTAGTTATATTCGGTCAAAAGACATTGCAGAAGAAACCAAGTGCGTTTGATAGAATTAACGTAAGAAGGTTATTCTTATCACTTGAAAGACCTACTAAGCAGTTAGCAAGACAATTTGTATTTGAGCAAAATTCTGAGTTTACCAGAACTAGACTAGTAAATGCTTTAACTCCAATATTTGAGAGAGCTAGAAATAACGAAGGTTTATATGACTACTTGATTGTTTGTGATGAAAGAAACAACACACCATCAGTAGTAGATGCTAATGAGTTGGTTGTTGATATATACATTAAACCAACTAGAACAGCAGAGTTTATCTTAGTTAACTTTTATGCAACAACTACTGATGCTAATTTCCAAGAGTTAATTGGGGGTTAACGAAAAAAATAACTAAATAATTATATGGCAACGACAATACAAAACTTCTTTACTAAAGCAGCCGCTAATCAATTTTCGCGAGACTTTTTATTCAGAGTTAAACAAATAACTTTAACTGGTGGAATTAATTTTAATGGTGAAGGGGACCTGGTATATGCTAAAACAGCTACATTACCTGGAAGAAACATTGAAGATAAAGTAGTAAATTATTTTGGTCAAGAGTTTCATTTACCAGGTAAATCAACATACCCTGGCGCAGCAGGATATTCAATAGAATTCTATCACGATGAAGATTGTCAGTTGAGAACAAAATTCGAAGCTGCTTCGCGAATAGTTTTCAATAATGAAACTTCACTTGGTCAATATGGTATGCCCGGAGATGAATCAGTAATTGATTTAGTTCAAATTGATAAAGAGCTAAATGAAGTAAGAAACATACAACTGGTTGGTGCTTCTATAAGAGACATTGGTGATATCGCGTATGATATTGCTGGTGGTACAGGTGAAGTTACAAACTTCTCAGTAACGTTTGCTTATCATTTTTACAGAGATTTTGCTATAGCTTAATTCTCTACACGGGTTGCCGATTAAATAATCTTAATGGCGTTTATTACCCAACCTAGGTCCGGACCTGTATACGACTTTCTTCATAATTATAGTCAACATGAAGAATTTTTTCTGTCTCATCCGTTTCTTTGGAAAGTATCTTTTCTTTATGAACAGTCTTTAATTTCTTCTATAAATAGAACGCTTGAAAAAAGTCCTGATGAAAAATGGCGCGCTATAAGGCAGCCTAACGACTACACGGATAGAGGAGGTAATATATTAGCTGCGAGATCTGTTACTGTACCTAATGAAAATACACAGTTTGATATAGCGGGTAGTATGAATTTAGGAGGTTTCTTACCTGGTTACGCAGTTACAAAGAGAGTCGATTTTTTAAGTAAAAATCTAGTAATTAATTTCTTTGAAAACAATGATGACATAGAGCATATGTTTTTCAGACCATGGATGGTATCAGTTGGTATAGATGGTTTAATGATGAGAGATTTGCTATGCCCGACTGTAAGATTAACACAATATAATAACGTAGGTGAAAGGCGAAAGGGATATGAATTTATTGATGTGTTTCCTACAAACGTTGAAGGGTATACAGTATCGTATAACGATGAGGAGTTTATAGAAAAGTCTGTCACTTTTGCTTTTAAAA